AAAGCCGATAGTCCAGCCTTCAGTAGGAAGTCGCGTACAGAGGTAGCCGAGTTGGTCGCCTCTATATACTGGATTATGCGTGATTTAATCGCATCCTTTGCTTCCATATAAAATTTTTTCTCGCTGAATATCAGCCTATTACCTGTATCAACGCAGAAAATCTGTACATAGTATTTGGTGTGTACAGAAATTCTGTATACCTTTGTAGTGTAGTCCAAGAGAGGACAACGATAGCGGGTCTAAGAATAGACACCGGCAAAGATAATGAAATACAAAACAAGTAGACCTCTATGGCAAAGCGAAGAGCCCTAAAGCCCAAGTCTAAGATACTCGCAGAGCGTGCAGACAAAGTCAGAGCAGCGTTCGCGAAGATGAAAGACGAAGGTATGGGAACAGAAGATGCCGTGCACAGTCTACGAGTGAAATACAAGCTCGCACGCTCAACGGTGTATAATTACCTAAAGGGCTAACAAGCTGTGCACCTCCGAGGGCTAAGCCCTCCAGCGACAGCGATCTTTGACATACTTGATACAAACAATGGCGAAACGAAATAATCTGCGGGTGAAAGGCCCGCGCGTGATTAACCCATTGTAGTTAGTCTGTGGCCTATTGCGCACAGAGCGAAGCCGTGGAAGGCACGGAACACCCGAGGATCGCAATCCTCCTGACTACACATTAGTAACTACAAATAATACGGCTATGAATAGAATAGGAATAGCGCTTGCCTACTTGATCGCATGCGCCCTTTGCGTCTTGGGCTTCATCGGCTTTCTGCTGATAGTCTCAGACACTGACCACCCAACAATGCCAGCAGTGAGCACCTCGGAGTTCCTCATCAAGAAGATTGCAGGCGTTCTCCTCCTCTGCATCACCGTCTATACGTGGCGAGCTATAGAGCGCTACGGCAGACAACATTAGCGGATAGATTTTCTTTTCTTCAATCCGTGGCGCGGGCGGTCAATTTAGAGGCTATCCCGCGCCCACAACGTTTTTTTTGTTTCCATGTGATTTGATAAGTTTATTGAGCGTGAGGGCAAACTCGGGAGAGCAAGGCCTCACAAAAAAGTACGCAATACGTCGGTGCGTCGGGCGCAGGCCCTCTGATACTACTTATGCCTTCATCAGCTGGGAGGCGCACCGACCAAAGTAGAACAATAGACCGCTATTTGGGCGGTCATCCCACCACGGCTGAAATGCTGTGGTAACATACTCTTATTGTTGTCCAGCCAGCCCGTGAGGGTGTAGCTGTATTAGTAATGAATGAACGATCTAAGCGCGACAAACCCGTGAGGGCAAGGCGCGCTACAAAGTAGACAATCTCCAAAACACAACAACTCCAATGATACAGATTTCCAACACCGATGCAGTGATAATCGCAAGGACGCTACGGATGCTTGGTACTAAGGGGTACGAGAATAGCCCGAAGGATCTCAAGTGGCAGAATGCGATACGCAATGCAAAGCTCATGGCGAGGAAGCTCACACGCCACCTCGAACGAGCCTCAATAGATACGTAGATATGGACACGGCAATCATCCTCAGTCAAGGAGAGCTAAAGGCTCTCATCTCATCAGCAGTGTGCGAGGCACTAAGCAAGCACACGGAGATAGCAAAGCCCACCGAGAGATATATCGCAGGTCGTGACAAGGTGCTCGGCTTCCTCGGTATCAAGTCGCGTGGCGCACTGAACTCAAGAATAGAAAAATACCCAAGCGCCTTCCTGCAGGATGAGCGCTTTACTCTCATCCTCGACGTAGATGCGTATGCAGAGTGCCTACGCAGAGAGCAGAAGATGACAAGACAGAAGTAACCACTATATGAAGCAACGCAAAGTAGATGAGCTACGATTCAGAAGGCTCAGCGATCAAGATTTAGACCAGCATATCCATAACCACCAGCTGTATCTCTCCTTCCTAACGAATAAGATGCGCGCTCGGAATAAGCGGGTCCGCTACTTCTCATCGAAAGCTGGAGATACAGCAGACAAGATCATCCTGCTCAGGGAAGAGAAAAGCCGCCGCGGGCAGGAAGTAAAGCCGTGAAGAAGATAGACCGACACGAGGTGATAAGAGCGATACAGCGACACCTCCAGCTACGCAAGGAAGAAAGACGGCTGCCGCTGATCATACTTAAAGAGCAACTATCCCCGGTGGTCGGATATGACTTCGATACTCTCCGCCCTATTCTGCTGGACCTCTATCAAGAAGGTCTACTGATCTCTGGGCGCACACTCAACTCCACCTACTTCACACTCCCAGACTATGTGTAAGCACAAATACATACCTCTCGACATCTTCGCCATGCAGGACGCTAAGATAGAAGCGCTGACTGCAGAGCATGGGATGGCGGGCTGGGGCATCTACACCGCCCTCCTCCTAAAGCTCGCACAGCAAGATGAAGACGGGTACACTTATCCAAACAACGCCAAGCGCCTGGCGAACATCCTGCCAAAGCGACCAAGGGCGGAAGTCGTGCGATCCACTATAGAGGACTTCGGTCTGTTTGAGATCGCTACCGATGAGGATGGAGTAGAGTACTTCTACTCACCACGCCTCACCAGCCACCTCTCAACTCTTGGCGGTGCAGATAAAAAGCAAGGCGAAGAAGCCGCACCAAAGAAGCGCAGCTACAATGTGAGCCAAGCGGTCAAAGAAGGCTTAGATAGAGCTCGCGAAGCAAAGCGCAATCGCTCAAAAGTAGAAGGCGAAAGTAGTAAAGTAGAGAGCAAAGTAGAAACAAAAGCAGAGAGCAAAGTAGAGACAAAAGCAGAGAGCAAAGTAGAGACAAAAACAGATAAAAGTAGAAAAGTAGAGAAAGTAGAAACAAAAGTAGACGAAAGTAGAGAAGACGCTTCTACTTTGCCCTCTACTTTCAGCTCTACTTTGGGGGGGACTATAGGGGGGGTAAATACCCCCCTAAAAGGAAAAGATAAAATAGAAGATGAAAATGAAAGTATCCCCCCAACCCCCAGAGGGGGCTTTGAGAGCGAGCAGAAGGAAATAGATGCGATAGAAGATCCTGCGCTTCGCGCTATGGTTAGCTCGCTAATGTATCCGAACTCAGATATGCGTGACTTCGGTAAGGTGTGGCGAGCGCTCTATGAAGAGGCGACTGCTGGTGATGATGGCTTCGCTAAGTCAAGCATCCTATCGCAGGCCATTTGTAGAGATGGGCATGAGCTGTTTATGGCACTGATGCCCGACCGACCTGACGGGAATGCCAAGGAGCGTCCCACGGTGGCGACCACACTAAACGCAATAGCCCAATTCCGAAAGATGATGGCAGAAGCCAAGGCGTCCACCTTCCTACGAGGCAATCGAGCCATGGCGAGTCTGTCGTGGCTTGTCAAGCCAGACAACTTCGCTAAGGTCGTGGAGGGGTGCTATAGAGACAACACTGCCTCCAAGCCGTCATCTCCTCCTCCTGCATCCCAGAACTACTCAAACCATATGTGGGATGAAGTCAAGAAGGAGCAGGCGCAGGCCGAAGAGAGCGAGGAGATGAAGGCATACAAGGCTTCTGTACTCAAGAGAGTACGAAGAGATGGCGAACAGCAAAAACACCAACAGCAATGATTAACGAGCAACCACAGCCAAAAGAGGGTGCGCTTCCACTCGCCTCGGAGTTTGTCAAGAAGATCAAAGAGGAGCGGACGGCAGGCCTACCGCCACGATCGGTCTATGATGCGTACCGAGGTATAGAACTTGATGATGCGCTGGACTATATCACAGAGCTTGGCAAGCTGAGGGAGGAGCGATTTTCGCTTGACAATGATACTCTGGCTCTCGGATATGCAAAAGCGGTTTCTTGGCTACTCGCCCTGCCACATCCAGAGATAGACGACCCGATGAAGGGGCTGATCGTAACAGGCGAGACTGGTACAGGTAAGACGCTTCTTGTGACTCTACTGCGAGACCTTAGTGAAATGCTCGGTGTACAGCGACCATTCTACGACGGTGTGAATAGCCGACGAACTATGAAGCCCTTCCTGTGGAATGGTGAGACGCACGCCCTTTGGCACATGTCGGATCTTATGGACAGCACAGATGGCAGGTACACCGCCCTGGACTATCGGGTGCTTCACATAGGCGACCTCGGAAGTGAGCCTGCTACTTTCCAGCGCTATGGGAACAAGGCGAGTTTGGCGGACCTCATAAACCAGCGATCCGACTATGGGTATCGAGACGCACCGATCGTCGCTACCACAAACCTCCCATGGTCTGAACTTCAACGCTACGGAGACCGTGCGGTATCTCGCCTTCGTGGTGACTGCATCGAGGTACGGCTCGTAGGAGTGCCAGACCACAGAATGAACAGAACGAAAACGAGTATTTAATCCCAACCTATGGACAACGAAATCAAAATTAAGGGAACAGTAGCAGTCCTCTGCCCACTCATGCAGGGGAGAAGTAAGTCAACGGGCAGCCTATGGCAGTCGCAGGTATTCGTGCTTGATACAGGCGGACGCTTCCCAAGTAAAGTGCCGATTAAGCTCTTCGGTGAGACTATCGAGAAGTTCCCCCTGCAATTAGGGCAAGAGGTGACCGCCTATATCGACCTCGACGGACGTGAGTACAACGGAGCTTGGTACCCAGAAGTCAAGGCGTGGAAGATCGAGTACTCCACAGGCGCTGCGCAGGCCTAACTCGTGTAAGATTATGGATAATCCAAATCAAAAGAAGTCTCTCCTTATTGGGATAGATCCTGATACGGAGGCTTCTGGGTGGGCTGTCGTAAATCTCAACGATCGGACTATTCACCTCGAGACTATCTCGTTCCTTAGAGTCTTAGAGCAGCTCAACTTCTTTGAAGCCTTATGCCGCTTACACGAACATCGAGGCGAGAAGGAGTGCGCCTACCGCTTTGTCCTCGAGGATATATGGAGCACCGCACACAACTGGCACGCATCACCAAGAGATAACCACAGAGTTGTAGCCAAGAAAGGCTACCACCTTGGGAGGTGCGCTATGGTTGGCGAGCTTCTCCGAGATGCGATACAGGCAAAAGAGTTCCCTATCATCTGCCAAAAGCCACTGCTCAAGCACTGGAGAGGACAAGACGGAAAGATCACCCACTCTGAAATACTCGAAGTATGCAGGCATCACAATCTGACGCTACCGAAGAGCAAGCAGGCCCGCACTAACCAAGAGGAGAGAGATGCACTACTCCTCGCTATCCACCACCTCGCAACACCTACCAAACTATTCGACAAATGACAATCACACTACTACTACTCTTTGCAGTCCTGATCGTGATGGGCTACCTCATCTGGACGCTACACTCACGCCTGCGACTTCTTGAACGGATGGACGCCACCCGAAAGAGAGAAGCACGAGATCTATCTAAGATGCAGGGCGGGGTAGCACACTACTTCTCCTTCGTGAGCGAACAGCAACACAAGCTACTTGAGATGCTTGGCAAGATCAATGATTTCACGCTCAAGCTCGCAGAGAAGGTGCTGACCAAGGATGAGTACCAAGCCCCCACGGCTAAGCCTGCAACGATGGAGCGTGTGCCACGACCCCTGCGCACAAAGCCCGTGATGAACCCGCAACCAACCACAGACAAATAGCAACGAATATGGAATACATACTTTACAACACAGACATGCTCAATCGCTACGCCAAGGACTGCCACCAGCGGTCGGTGGCTAAAGGCTTTTGGGGTGAGCTTCACACCTTCGGGCATTATCTGATGCTCGCTTTCGGGGAGCTTCACGAGGCGATCGAGGCTGACCGCTTAGGCAAGTGGGCGAAGCTCGATCCCGATACGATAGACACGCTCCAGCGTATAGAGGGTGCGCCTTACGCTCAAGAGTTCCTCCGTGAGGTGAAGGACACCGTGGAGGACGAGATCGCCGACGCAGTGATACGCCTTCTTGACCTGCTGGGGTGCTTGCTTGATGGCAGGGAGCTTCAAGCTTGGCATGTAAACTGCTTGGATAGTGTATATGGCGAGGATGGTATTCCTCCCATGCTCACTGAAGCGTTAATTCCGATAGTCGAAACGCTGTGTGACGCTGACGCTAATTGTGACACTACAACGGGCATCCTCTACTCCATTAAGTCGCTCGAGTTGCTCTGCGACCGCCTCGGCATCGACCTGATGGCGCACATCGAGCTGAAGATAAAGTACAACGCCACACGCCCTGCGAAGCACGGGAAGAAATACTAAGCAGATATAACTCAAAGCACATAAAACGAGTATGAACAAGACTAAGATGCTTGAGTGGATAGGCACGCGCCACGTTGGCGTATCATCAAGAACGATGTGGTGCGCCCTAATGGGTGTTGCACGCGACGGGGATAGTTGTCATGATGGCTTTGACGTGCCGTATGATTGGGACGACTTTTCAAGGTGCTACGACCTTGTGATATACGGAGAGGTCACGAAAGAGGAGCTTCAGAAGGTCGTTGAGGCATTCCCATTCTACAAGCCAATCATTGACCGCTGGGATGCCCTTGTTGAAGCCTATCTAAGTCCAGGTGGCAAGGGAGTGTACCGAATCCTTGACGGCGTGCATGATGAGGTTATGAGGCTTAAAGGCTACGTCAATATGGGAGGTGGACTTTACAGCAAACAACTATGACAACCGAGCAGAAATAACGGAACTATGACAACGGACAACATCATCGACCTGCTCATCATCGCATGCAATATCCTCCTCGTGTGGTCAATCGCAGCGACACTCACGATTTGGAGCGAACGCAAGGAGCTGACGAAGCTCCACAAGTCCAAGGAGGAGCTACGGGATAGCCTCACGAAGCACAACTACTACCTGCACCAGCAACTCGAGCGTGTGAAGGGAGAGAATGAAGCCCTCCGCACCCAGCTCCACCAGCTGAGGAAGGAGCAACAGAAGTAAGACAACCAAATACACAAGGCTATGACCAAAGAACAAAAAGAGAGGCTGAGAGCGTGGTCACTCAACCTGCTTGTCACCTATCGTATCGACTTCTTCAGAGGAGAAGTGCTATCGAGAGTGGTGAACTTCTTGAGCATGGGAGACCCCGACCGAATGAAGAAAGCGATAGAGGACTGTCGTAAAATCTTCGACATCGGCTTTGAGCCCGATCAGAAGGACTACACCGAGCTACTCAGAGAGCTACGGCAGATAGCAAAGGAAGTGCCTCTAAGCGACACCGCACAGAGCGCCATTACCTACGTCTTCGGGGGTGAGTGGGAGGAAGCGATAGAAGCCCTCGACAAGCTCAAGGGCGAACGCAACGCATAACTAACCACGAGTGCGCCCTGCTGGCGGCTTGCCGCACGCGACACCTTCCGCGCCTCGGACGGCGGGGCGCACTCTAACCAACAACGAACTATGACACAAGAAGAACTGAAATCGATGGAGCGCTTCGCGGCCATCTTGACCTCACGACTGGAAGAGGTTACGGACAAATACGAAGACATAGATGACCGCATCAAAGACCTTGACGAGGAGCCTGTAAGGGATATATGCAGGGTTATAGACAAAATACAAGAGGAGTATAACGAGCTGGACGACAAGCTCACCGACCTAAGCGAAGCGGTGGAGGAGTTCACCAAGGCGATACGCAGGATAAAGAAGGAGGCACAGCAATGACACGAGAAGAACTGCTGAAAGCCCTCCGCCCGCTCGAATGGCGAAAGCTGACGGGAATACTTAGAGCGACCTACAAAGCAGACCAATTCATAGACGGGGAGGCGTTCATCAGCGAGGTGTACCCGAAGTGGATTACCTCATTCGACAACGTGGAGTACAATACGCTCGACGAAGCTAAGCAGGCTGCCGAGGAGTACCGAAAGAACAAGATACTATCACACTTTAATATCGAATAGAAATGACATGAGAAGGCAGAAGATAGCTGACGAGTTACGCCCTATTCAATGGTGGAAAGACGATGACGACCTCCTAATAGCGGAAGTATGGCTAAAGTACAAGATCTTCATCCGAAAGGATGGGAATGGTTTTGTCGTGTTCAGCTCGACAGATGACGGGTTCACGGATGGGTTCAGGGAGTATTGCGATACACTTGAGGACGCTAAAGTTGAAGCCCGAATATACCAAGTGGAGAAAGTACGTAGTATGTTCATAAACAACAAGAAATGACACGCGAC